ATGTAGAACACCTAAATGATCAGCGTAAAAGACGTAACTCAATATCAAAAGCTGCAGGATTCTTACCACCACTGATCAAGAATGATGAAGAACAAACTGTTATGGATGCATTGTACCAAACACAGAAAGTTGTACAGCCACCTGTGGGTACATCACCAAAAGAAAAACTACATGATGTTATACATGCAAAGATAAATGGACCAAAAGCCACGAGCGATGCTGCATTTAAAACTGGATCTGTACTGATAGAAGGGGAGTATGCATTTTTTAAATTTGATAAATTTTACGACAAACTAAAAGCAAAGAACTGGAAGTATAGCGAAGACAAGACAGGACGTATGATGCAGGTATTGTATCAAGAATGTGAGATAGAATTTTTAGAGCAAAAAAGATTTCCATCAAAAGAATCTGGTAAATATCACTCATCAACAAAGAATATAATACAAATAAACATAAAAACATTTGAAGAAGTACCTATACATCACACTAAAACAAAACATAAAACGGATATAATATGATTAGTAGAAAATTATTCGGGCCTCCGGGAACAGGGAAAACAACTAAACTATTAAAGTATGTTAAAACATTTTTAAAACTAGGTACACCAATAGATAAGATAGGGTATTTTGCATTTACAACTAAAGCTGCAAACGAAGCTATTGATAGAATGTTAGAATACCACACAGCTTTTGAAAGAAAAGATCTCAAACATTTTAGAACGCTACACTCACTTGCTTTTAATCAACTTGGTATGAAGAAAGCACAGGTTATGCAAGACGAACACTACGAAGATATAGGTAGAAAACTAGGTATAGAAGTTACAGTGTATTCTAACGGAGAAGAATCTACAGGATTTATAAATTCTGATAGTGAATATTTTAATTTAATAAATGCAGCTAGAATAAAAAATATTACTATTGAACAAGAATATAATACTGACATGTACTCACAAGAAATGGACAAAAGATTATTAAAAATTATTTGTGATGAGGTGCAAAATTACAAAGAATCATTTCAACTGGTGGATTTTACGGACATGATAGAAAAATTTATTGTGTCCAAATTGTGTCCAAAATTTGACGTAGCATTTGTTGATGAAGCACAGGATTTATCACCAATACAGTGGAAAATGTTCAATATTATTAAGGAAAATAGCAAATATGTTATACTAGCAGGAGACGATGATCAAGCAATTTATGGTTGGGCAGGCGCAGATGTAAAAAAATTTCAGCAAGAAATTTCAAAGAAAGACATAATTTTGCCACAATCTTACAGGGTTCCACAAAACGTACAGCACCTGGCAGACAAGATATTAAATTTAATTCCAGACGATAGAAGAGTAAAAAAGAATTGGAAAGCACGAGAAGAACAAGGAACTGTAAATTATATTTATGATACAGCAGATGCACCACTAGACCAGGGAACATGGCTAGTGTTGGCAAGATACAATGACAAATTAAATAGACTCAAACCTACACTAAAAGAACGTGGCATATATTTTGAATTTAAGGATCGTAAAAGTTATAAGGTAACATTGTTTAGAACCATTCTAAACTACATACGATGGCAGAAAGGTGATGACTTATCTTTATCTGAAGTTAAAGATATATTTGAATATACAAATACAGATACAGAATTAACAGAGGAAAGAATGTATAATTTAGAGGAGTTTGGGTTTGATAAAAACATACCTTGGTATGATGAGTTTACATCTGATTACGAGGAGTGTTTATACATCAGAGAAATGTTAAGTAATGGAGAAGAGTTAAGAAAAAATCCAAGAGTGAAATTATCTACAATACATTCTGCAAAAGGTGGTGAAGCAGATAATGTATTACTAATATTAGATAATACAAAAACAATACGAGATGCATTAGATAAAAGTTTTGACAAACAAGATGAAGAACACAGAGTATGGTACGTAGGTGTAACTCGTACAAAACAAAATCTATATATCATGGCAGCAAAAAAGGAGGACCAAGGTTATGACATCGAAAGTTTGGGATAAGCAGCACGGCGGGAGTCACTATCAAAAATATAAAATACAGCCTAGTAAGTTTGTAGTAGAGAATGAATTGCTATATCCCGAGGGTTGTGCTATAAAATATATTATTAGACACCGTGACAAGGGAAAGAAACAGGATCTATTGAAAGCGATACACTTTATAGAAATGATTATTGAAAGGGATTACAGTGAAAATTCCTAAGTTTGAAGCACAAACTGAATGGGTAAGACCTACTGAGTTTCCAGACCTACGTAATGTAGATGAGATAGCGATTGACCTGGAAACAAAAGATCCAGACTTATTAAAGAAGGGGTCTGGTTCTGTAATAGGTAATGGTGAAGTTATAGGTATTGCTGTTGCCACAAAATTTTACAAAGGTTATTTTCCTATTGCACACGAAGGTGGTGGTAACATGGACAGGAACAGAGTCCTGTTGTGGTTGAAAGATATACTGGAATCACAATCTACAAAAGTATTTCACAATGCAATCTATGACGTTTGTTGGTTGCGAGCAATGGGATTTAAAATAAACGGTGACATAGCCTGCACTATGATTGCGTCAGCATTAACAGATGAGAATAGATTTAGATATGATCTTAATAGTTTGTCATGGCATTATCTTGGTTATGGTAAGAACGAAGCTGCACTTGCAGAAGCTGCAGAAGAATGGGGTATAGATCCTAAATCAGAAATGTACAAATTACCTGCAATGCATGTTGGTGCATACGCAGAACGAGATGCTGAAGTAACATTAGGACTTTGGCAAGAGATGAAAAAAGAAATTATTAGTCAAGACCTAGAGGACATATTTGATTTAGAATCTGATTTGTTTCCGTGCCTGGTTGATATGAGATTCAAAGGTGTACGCGTAGATACAGAACGTGCACATCAAATGAAAAAAGAATTTGTAACACAAGAAAAAGAATTACTACATAAGATAAAAGGTGAAACAAATATTGATACACAAATCTGGGCAGCTAGATCTATCGCAAATGTATTTGACATTTTAAGATTAGAATATCCAACAACAGAAAAAACAGGGGCACCTTCATTTACAAAAAACTTTTTACAAGAACATAAACATCCTGTTGTTAAGATGATTGCACAGGCAAGAGAGATTAACAAAGCACATACAACATTTTTAGATTCTATACTACGTTATGAACATAACGGCAGAATACATGCAGAAATAAATCAATTACGTAATGCTGGAGGTGGCACGGTAACCGGTAGATTCTCCTATCAAAATCCAAATCTACAGCAGATACCGGCTAGAAACAAAGACCTTGGACCTAAGATAAGGTCATTATTTATACCCGAGGAGGGCCATAGATGGGGTGTATTTGACTATTCTCAACAGGAGCCTAGGCTGGTAGTGCATTATGCTTCTTTGTACAAATTACCATCTGTTTATGACGTAGTAGATTCTTACGGAACAGATTCTAGTGCAGACTTTCACCAGACTGTTGCTGACATGGCCGACATACCTAGATCACAGGCTAAAGTAATTAACCTTGGTTTGTTTTATGGTATGGGTAAAGCTAAATTACAGGCAGAGTTAGGTGTAACAAAAGACAAAGCTGCAGAATTATTTAACACCTATCACAGCAGAGTACCGTTTGTTAAACAGTTAATGGACAAAGCATCTAACAGAGCACAAGATCGTGGACAGATACGAACACTGCTGGGTAGACTATGCAGGTTTCACCTGTGGGAGCCTAATAGTTTTGGTATGCATAAAGCTATGACTCATGAAGATGCACTCAGGGAACATGGACCGGGGATCAAGAGAGCGTACACATACAAAGCATTAAATAAATTAATACAAGGATCAGCCGCTGACATGACTAAGAAAGCAATGTTAGAACTATACAAAGAGGGTATTGTACCACATATACAAATACACGATGAATTAGATATATCTGTAAAAGATGAATCACATGCAAAAAAAATTATTGATGTGATGGAAAATGCTGTTACACTAGAGGTCCCTAACAAAGTTGATTATGAACACGGGGACAACTGGGGTGAGATACATGGGTAATTATTATGGCTTATTTAAATGCAAACATACCGGTAACTTATGCTCAGATAAGGAGGGAATATTTATATGATCTTAAAGCTCATCATGGCGAAGTTGAAGACTGTGTGGTTTTCGGAATTAGTGCGATCACTGGTCGTCCGATTCTGTTCCACGCA